AACTTTACCACAACTTGGTCGTTGAATAAATAAACCTCATTCGTCTGTAAATATTTAACTGATATATCATACATCATTTTGGATGTATAGATATCAAATAATTTTTCATTTTCACTATCATCGGCCAATGGTGATGAAGATGCCATATCATGAAACCTACCATAGTATCCTGAACCATTTGGTTTTGTAAATGTTTCGAAGTGAGGATTGGAAATCATCCTATTTTTCAAAACAAGTGTATATTCTTTTAAATAATGTAATGTATCATCTGATAAAATATCTTCGAGAATGATGTATCCATTTTTATTATATTTATCTAAACTTTTTTCCAAACCCATATTGGTTCACCAAACTTTTTGTCTTCTTTATTCTCAAGTGATTTTTCCGTCCAAACAGAACCCTCGTAACTTTTCGCCGTTCCAGCTCCACCACTATTAGGTCGTTTGGCCATTTCCATTCCAATACAACCTTGATACTCTCCTAACTTGGATAAGTAGTCATTCATCGGATTACAAATCTCTAACCAACCCCTTTCGGTTGACCACTTTGAATTTGTATAGACATCTGATATATTTACCAATAAATATCCACCTGGTTTAATACTTCCCCATAAGTTACCCAAGGTCGATTGTAGAAAATCCTTATTCCAATCATCTATATCTTTGTATCTAACCCAACTTTGTGTATCATCGTAACTATAACGCTCCACGCTAAAGTATGGCGGACTCGTAAATACCATATCGAAGTGTTCGTTATACGGTGAGAAGTCAAAATCTTCGGCAGGACTACAATGGAAATCACACTTCCTATCATGTTCGAAGAAACCCAAATGTTTTTGGTAAAACTCTGATTGTTTCTTGTAGATAGGATGATTCTCTTTTCTTGGGTCTAAACCCACATAGTGTTTTCCATATTCACTTGCGTAGAATCCAGCAAGTCTATCTCCCCAACCCATCGAGAAATCAAGAATGTTTTCAGACTTGAACATATCATAGATAATCTTTGCTACATTTGGTTTGAACTGACTACAAATGTATTTACGAAGTCCAATCATTGTTCTCAATATATTCTTGGTAATCTTAGGCATCTTCAACGAGTAAGCACTACCCATGAGTGTTGTCATGAACTTTTCATTTTCCCAAGTTCTCTTAGGGCCAGGTGAAACTGAACCATCTACACTCCACCTATTTTCTATTTGAAAGTAGTTACTCGATATATTACCAGCATTTAATCTTCTAAAATACAATGGTTTTCCATCGTGTAGTAAATCATATGTGTATTCGGTTCCCTCTCTGGCATACCATTCACCTTCAACCATTATTTCATTCCACTTCATACCTTTGAGTTTCATAAAGTCTTTGTAGGCAGACTTTTCTGTTAGGTTTGGATAAGGTAATGGATATGTCATGGCCACCTTAGCGAGACTTTCCTTAACATCTTCCTTATCAAATGTTTCTTTAATATACTCCCATTCCTTTTCATTTATTTCAAGATATGGTTCCATGTTATAAAATTTATCGAAGTAATCTATATACATTATATATTTCCTATTTCTTGTATGTACCAATCTGCCATTTTTTTATGCCACTTAGGACCTGGATGTTGTCCGTCTTGTGCCAAATCACCCCATTCTTTTTCCATTTTGAGTTTATCCCAAGAACTCATTTTTGTTTTTCTGCCGTAACGAGTTCCATTTTCTGTTGTCCACTTCTGTATTGATGGTGATTTTATGACGAATGGAATGTTTTGCTCATCACATAATTTTTTAATCGATAGTATGTTTTTGAGTGTATGATTATAAAGATTTTTAACATTAAATAGCCAAGGGAATTTCATTTCCTTTTCAAAGGCTGCAAGTTTCCAATAGACTAATTGATTTTTCAGATTCTCATCATCAATATCAAAAAATTTAAATCTACCTGCTGGTGGAATCATCATACAAACTACCTTTGGTTTTAACTTTGGAATCCACTTTTTAGCGTTTAAAAAACAAACATCATCACCTTGACCAGTTACGGCAAGATTCCAAACTCTAACATCAAAATGTTTTCCGACTATCCAAGGCCAAGCTTCATGTCTTGGTAACCCATAACCAACTGTTATTGAACACCCCAAAAATAAAAATCCATCATCTCCATCTAACGAGTCTGACCTAAAACCATCTTTATTGAATGGTGGTTCTTCTATGTCAAACTGATGATGATACCATTTTTCGCAATAAGACATATTACACTCATAGTCATTATAAATGTCATTATATTCACCATCAATACCGACATGATCTTTAATAATATTTTCTATATCTTTAATTTTCATATTAAAAGAACTCGTGTTTTATTGTCTGTTTCATTTCGATTTTAATCTTTTCATAAAAATCTTTACCATATGTTTCGATAAGTGCCTCTTTGGATTGTAACCAAATCTGATGAACAACATTTTCTATCTTATCATCCAATACTAATTCATCTCTTTTATTCTTATGTTTCTTCTTCAACTTGTAATGGTATTTACCATCCACTACCTTATCCAACTCATAGTTATCAGGTTTTGGACAATGTAAATATGCCCAATTGTTAATCACCACACGACCTGAGTTATTCTCCACTAATGGATATGTTTTACAAAATACAGGTCTTTCATCTCCTAAACTACAACCACTTCCATCCTCACTCAACAAATCACAACAACCATCTTGTGGCCATTCCAACTCTAAATCAAGTCCAAATTGTTTTTTGTATTTTTTTTGTTCTTCTTCAGTAATCTCGACATGAAATGATTTGTGGTTACAGCAACCGAAGTTACATAACCCACACATAATCTTTTTTTCTAACCACGCTTTAGAAAAAGTCGTGTTTGACTTGCTCATGTTTTCTTCTCATTTCTCTATCGATTATTGTTTCATATTCCGATTTATGCCACTTGATAGGTTCTATGTAATCCAAATCATATTCCTTAATACCAACATCCCAAAATAAAACTTTTTTAGATGGTTTTATATTGTTTACCATCCAATCCCAAGCCTTAGCCTCGTAAGTTTGGTCAAGTGGTAATGACTCATCAAGTTTTAGTTTATATTGATATGGATAGTTAGATTGTACCACCGAGAAGTCACCATCAAATTTATATTTTTCAGGTAACCTATCATAAGATGACTTTCTATTTCTATGAACATATTCACTTAGAGCAACAGGATGTATTGTCTTGACATTTTTATTCCAAATCTTACAACCCATCGCAACACCTAACATGGATAGTCCACTACCTGCTATACCAACGATTGTTTCAACATCATCAGGTATGTTTTTTACTTGTTGTGCAACCGTTTTCATAACCTCAAACCCATTCATTCCAAATTTAATTTGAAAATAACCTGTTTCTCCAACAAGTTTTTTGGCATCAAGTTCAGGACCTGATATATTCGGATTACCTACTCCATATACTTTGGCCCCAAACTTTTGAGATAATGAAGCATTTACTCTGTAACTATCTTTGATGTGGTCAGGATAATGTGGTATTGTAACCAAACATTTCAACCCAAAATACTTTGCTACAGCCGCAGTAATACACGATTGAGGAGATGGAATACCTGCCGCTGTAAGTATCCCACCATTACACTCGTTGTGTATGTATTCTAAATTATCGTAAACAAGTTTGGCACATTGTCTGACTTTACCACCACTCACTCCACCGAGATTAAAAAGGTCATCTCGTTTGACTAAATAACCTTTATGCTCTTCTATTGGTGTAAGTTCATTTACCCAATCATTAAAATGATTTTCACTATAACTTGGAAAGTTGTCGAGATTAATCGACATCCTGAACGGCTACCAAGTAGTAAGTTACATCATAATCATCAA